CTGGAGAAAGGAATTTTTCTATTTCCCTCACGAAAAAAATCGGAGAAAACGGACTATTCTAAAAAATAAATTCTATATTTGCATCACCAAAGTCGCGGCAGTAGCTCAGTTGGTAGAGCATCAGCTTCCCAAGCTGAGGGTCACGGGTTCGAGTCCCGCTTGCCGCTCAAAGTAAAGCCTATATTTGAGTTGCATTAGTTACTTGAAATATAGGCTTTTATAGTTTAAAGTATTGATGTATAGCGCATTTGCGGATAACGAAATAATAAATGTTTAACCGTCTATGGCTGTCTGAAAAAGTGTATAAAAGCATTTTGCAATACCAGGCATTCTAATCGTATTGCATCGGTATTGCGCTTGTATTGCACTTCTTCATGCATACATGGAAAAACCGCAAATGTTATGTTAAAGTTACCTAAAGTCAGAGCGGTGTTCGACCGCAAGAAGAAAGCATCTGCCACTACGACTGGTGTGGTAGAGATTGAAATCATTTTCAACCGTACTCAGAGAAAAACATTGTCTTCTGGGATTGAATTATATTCAAACCAGTGGGAGGATGGCTTGGTAGTCCGTCATGCTGAGTCAAAAAAGCTGAACCGGAAAATTACTGACCTGATCAAGAATTATGAAGGAATAGCCCGTTCCATAATTCAGGACGGGAAAGAAGTAACTTACCAAACTTTTTCTTCAGCGCTGGACAGAAAGTCAGGTAAATTTGGTACCGACTTCATCGAATTCTGTTACTACGTGATGGATAGGAGAGGGCTGCGCGCGTCTACTCTTCGCGCGCATAAGCACACGCTGGAGACTCTGAGAGAATCACGCATCATCCGCACATTCGACGACCTTACACCTGAAAATATTAAGAGATTCGACTTGTGGTTAAGACAGCAGGACCCATCCAGAGAGCAGCCCACGCTATACAATTACCACAAACGACTCAGGCCCTATGTTAACGAAGCTGTTGAACTTGGTATAATCGAAGAATCCCCCTATGCGAAGTTCAAGGCTGAGCGTGGGAAAAATAAGCCCAAAAATGCCTTGAACGATGAAGAACTGGCCGCAGTCAGAGCTCTTGAACTTAGGGACGAAGGCCTCAGTAAAGCTCGTGACCTGTTTGTCTTCTGTTGCTACACCGGACTTGCTTATGCCGATATGGACGTGTTCGACTTTTCCAAGGATGTTGTAATGGTACACGGGCACTATTATATCGACAAGAAGCGTGTCAAGACCGGAACCAAGTATTACACGCCTATACTTCCTCCGGCCATGGCCATACTTGAAAGGTATGACTACCAGCTTCCGCGAATAACCCAGCAAGCATATAACAGGTTACTCAAGTGCATAGGCTCCCTGATTAGAACGAAGAAAAACTTGTCATCGCATATTGCCCGGTACACGTTCGCTACGACTGTTCTACTGGGGCATGAGGTTCCTATTGAATCCGTATCGAAGATGATGGGCCATACGAGTATACAGATTACACAAGTCTATGCTAAAATACTTAATAGCTCGATTGAAAAGCAGGCTGAGAGGTTAGCTAATATATTATAAGAAATAGACGAATCATTTCACTAGTGAAATGATTTATACTTCAAACGCTTCCTTTATGTTCCAACCGAACGTATATTTGCCTTATATTTTTTAAATAATTATGGAAGTAAAAAGTATCACATTTAGAGCCAATTCAGAATATTATCGGATTGTGCTCATTACTCCGATTGTTGGTTCTTCTCATGATGAGTTAAGAGCTAAGGCAAGGAAAGAGGTAGAACAATACAAATCCAAAAACTCTATTCCTGGCCCATACAAACTATGTTTTTTGTAAATAGTCTGTTTTAAAAAGACAAAGCCCCTTCCAGATATTAATCTGGTCGAGGCTTTTGTTTGCTATAAAAGCGAACTTCTACACTGCAAAGATATTATTTCTTCATTTTACGTACAACAACCATAATCACTATAATTGCCGATATTATAGCAATACCTATCGCCCATCCACCTACATCTATCTGGAACTGTTGCCACCAGGTAAGCTGCTTCTCTACAGGATAAGGTACCTGTACGGAATCAGTCTTAGTTACATAAAGCGTGTCTGTTTTGTCCTTGTATTGGTAGATATACTTGTATCTATACTCGATAATCGTATCACCTTTTACCAACAATACTGAATCCTTGATATAGATACTATCTTTGACTACTTTGTTAAGATAGACCGAATCGTATTGGATGGACTCAACCGGGACATACTTAATGCTACGGCAAGACCATATTGCTGACGCCAGCAATATGATACACATGAAAGGAGCCAGCGTAATGCACCGGCTCACTTTACCCATTATGTAGTCGTATAGCTTCATGGCTTCACAACAATTTCAGGAATAAAAGGATATTCTGCACGCACATCAAAGCACGGACACATCTTTGTCCATTCGTTTGACTCTACGATTCCATCCCCATCTAAGTCAGTAGATGTGTCACGATGACCCAACACTTCCACAATCTGGTACTTTCCGCAAAGTTCCTTAATCAGCTTTGCCAGCGCCTTCTTCTGTTCCGGCGTTCGGGTATCGGCTGCCTTTCCGTTTGCATCCAACCCACCGATATAGCAGATACCGATGGAATGCTTGTTGTAGCTAATGCCGCTGAAGCCTTTACTATTGCAATGTGCACCGTCTATTGTCAGGCTACGGCCAACCTCTACCGTACCATCCAGCCTTACCACATAGTTGTACCCAATAGTGCTGAACCCTCTCTGCAAGTGCATCTGTGTGATTTCCTTTTTACCGATGTCCAGCCCGGGACGTGTGGCCGAACAATGGACTACAATGGAATCTATCTTATTCATTTCCTTTCCTCCTCTTTTTCTTTTGTTACTTCTTCAATGATTTCCCCGGCGGTGGCATACTTCTTCTTGATGTAGCCGACCAGCAGCCTTTTGATGGATACCTTGTTCTTGATTCCGTGTATTGAACAGATATGGTCGGCGATGCTGTCGAACTCGAATAGGAATGCCAGGCCCAGTCCACACATGGCCGATATTGTATAGCTGCATATACCTATTGGCTGAAGGATGGCGATGCCCAGCATGAACCCGACAACCAGGTACGAATTATACTCGATGAACTTGCACATCGTCCGCCGGCCGGCCCTGCTGAACCGGAAATCCTCGCCTCGCTTGACCACGCTGTCAATGATGCCAAGGACGAAGTCGGCCACGATCATCACGACGATGAAGGCCAGCATCCAGCGGAGTTCGAACACCACGTTCTTAATTTCTCCGATGAATGAGTAAGCCCCGGCAACCAGTAGCTGCGGGGCTATGATGGTAACTAGCTTCTCCATCAGCTCACATGTTTATCTGACCAGCCCTTTGCCAGCCATCCTAAATAGATTCCAAACAAAAACGCTCCTGTAGACACGATACTGGCCCAAAATGGCACGTACTGGTAGTATGCCAGCAATCCTACAATTATGACTACTACAATAGCCATCAAAATCATTTTTCTCTTCATAGAATAATAATTAATGTGTTACTATTATCCTTACGTAATGTTGATTTTGGTAGCACTAAATATAAAAAAAGTGAGAGCCGTTCCTCTCGGAAAGACCCTCACGATGCACTAAAATAACTTCTTTACGAAATTATTTCTATCGCAAATATACTGATTTTCTTTTTATTACTTGCCTATCTCGCCTTTTTTATCTAAATTGTCAGTGCACTAAAATAACTTATTATGAATAAAATTAGATTCACTGTCTGCTCGTCTTTAATAGAGTCAGGCATGCTCGGCGTATATATACGTTGCGAGCAGTTTGGTAAAAGTATCTTCATTGATACAAACGTACACGTGTTTCGTGATGAATGGGATAATGAGAACGGAATGATTGTCCGTAATCCGAACGCAAAGAAGCTCAATCTTTTTATACGCAAAACAATTTATCAACTTGAAGAGTATGAGCTGGATTATGACGGAGAATTTACTTTATCAAAGCTAAAGGAAATATGGGATGGTCGCGAGTCTTCAGATGATTTTTATTCGATGATGCAATATCAGATAGAACATCGTGATATACGAGAAGGTACAAGAGGAATACACAGACGTGTCTTGAAGCACTTAAAACATTACCAGGAATCTTGCTCCGTATCTGATTTAACCGAAGATTTTGCAAGGGGATTTATTCGTTACATGCGTGATGTAGGTCTTAATTCTACAACAATAGGTATGCAGATTCATGTGTTGCGATGCTATTACAACATCGCACGAAAATTGTTCGGAAGTAAAGTGCCCTACGGAAGCTTTGATTTCTATCACGAAAAACTGTCAGACCGGCTTAGATATAAAATGAAGTCACTAACGGATGATGATATCCGAAAAATTGAAAATTACATATCTCGTCCAGATACCCCACAAAGATTTGTCATAACTCTCGATCGATTCCTTTTCATGGCTTATACAGGTGCTCGTATTTCTGATTTTGCATCGTTTACTCCACGTAATTTAAGTGTTGAAAATGGTAAGATGTGGCTCACGTATACATCTATAAAAACAAACACAGACGTGAGGATTCCGATATCCTCCATCTTTGACGGACGTGCAGAACAAATAATAAATAAATACTTGTACTCACTAAAAGACTTTTTTGGGATAAAGAAGGAACTCTTTAATGCGAGACTTAAAACGGCAATAAAGCATGCCGGTATAGACAAAAATGTATCCGCACACATGGCCCGTCATACTTGTGCATCTAGGCTTGTCAATCGAGATGTTCCTGTAACTACAATCCAGAAAGTCATAGGACATCGGAGCCTGAAAATGACTATGGTATATGCACAAACAAGCGAGAATACTCTTGTTAGACAGCTTTCATGATAGCTATAAAAACAGGGAGTCTTTATATCAAAGACCCCCTGTTTATGTTAAAATAAGAAGCGTTGTGGGAGGACTACTGCCAGTAGTTAGCGAGAAATCGGCAGGGCTTGCACCAACTACATTGTATGAGAATAATACAATGATAAGTACAGATAAAAGCCTTGATGATGTAATACAAAGAGGAGAATATCTTTTGTTGTCTGGTAGAACAGATGGAATTGACGCAGGTATTATGTCTGTTAGGATAACAACTAATTACATACAGCAATCAGTTTTTGAATTTGAAAAATCGAAACTCAAATATCGAATAAGAAGGTCAGCAGGAGCATGGACTGAATGGATAACAATTTAATCATACCCACGAGCTCCATTTATCTCCTCCCCATCTTATTCTTGATTTTCTTGTATTGTTGTTATAGTTATTAAATTCCTGTACAACAAATTCTACATATCTGTAAACCCTTAATAGACCGTTGTTAAAATCTCCTTCGACAGATTCTGATACGTAATATGTTCCTGAGTCATATGTCTTATCCAGTTCATCTTTAGTTTTTATGGTTTTACGTGGTTGAAAAAATTGGCTTAGATTTAAAAGTACTCCCACAACTGTTGCCAGGGATGTAGTTGCAGTGCGTTTTGGGTTACCTTCACTATCCATAGAGCGAACATAAGCCGGGTTCGTATCCAGTGCAAGCTGGTCTTCATACTCATCTGTGGCTGCGAGTGTGGATGCCTCTGACATCACGGATGCCGAACGTGCAGAAACCGCTTCATTCTTAGCTTCCTGAACTATTTTATCAGCAACTAATTCAGTTAAATCATTAATTGTAAGTGTTCCTATAACATTCCCTTCTGCATTAACAGCCTGCAGCCCGGCTACTTGTGTTATGTCTATTGTGCTCATGTTACTTCGATTTTAAGTTTATTTTAAGAATTTGTCTGAATTAATTGTAATGTGACCGGAGTCATTCAGATACTTAATTACATCTCTGATACCTTCGTATGTCTTTACTGGAAACACTTTATCAGCTATTTCAGAAATGGCTTCGCTAAGAAGAACTTCCTGAAACTGTTCTTCTGTGACTTCTATCAAAGACAACTCACCCAGTGTGGCTGACACTGGTGTCTCGTCAAGAGTTGATACTGGAGTAATTTTCTCATCACTCAGTGTGTTATATCTTTCCAGTAGTGATTTCTCTATAATTCTTACCTGGCTGGTATCAATCCCCAGTTGCTGCTCCAGATTCTTGTATTCTTTCATCTTCTTGTTTTTTAGCGTTATCAATCATAGTCATTACAGCCTCTATGAACCGAGGTGTACCAAGAGAAGCGTATTGCTTAATCAGCTCCACTTCTCTGTCTGTATATTCTTCTTCACCATCTGAATTGTATATCTTCCGGCATAATTCAAGGGCTGCCACACCATTGCCGGCCGAGTAGATGGCATCGGCAAACAATTCTCTTACATCTTCTATCGATTCTTTTGTTCGAGAAACACCGTTGTAAACATGTAGTTCTTTAAAATTCAGTTTCATGATTCTCCTATTTTATAACAAATACCATTTTTAAAATATAAAGTTGAATAAGTTAATGTATCATTAAGTGGATTTTTACCTGTAACCACTCTTTGTGAGCCTGTATAACCTTCGTAAATATTACCACCATCATTAAATTGTATTTTTCGTGGAGATATGAATACAAGTCTATCTCTTGTTTTGTTATATATCTGCATTCCATAATTAAATGATGTCAATGTTTCACCATTATCATCGGCAGGAACTCCTGAAAAATTAAAATCAAGATTAAAAGAACCTGGAGATAATGTAGTAACATTCCCTGAATCATCATTTAAAGTCATTCTTGCACTTTTTGTGGAGCCTGAAATATTAAAGAACAGTTCCAGATAATGGACATTGTTACTACCTATAAAACTGAATGTATTAGTATCAGTAGACAATTCTATACGATCTCCTGATTCTTTTGTCTTGAATGTACCTTGTACAGTTACATTTTTAAAGTTTCCACCAATAGCATTAATTGTGCCTGTTATGTCCGCATTACTGCAATGGAAATACCCAGTCTTCCCGTTCATGATGATATTGGCCACACCGTCTGTCTCGTCTTGAGAACGCAACACACCGTTCTTAAACAGGAAGTTTGCCACATTCGCACCATCGGCAAACAGCGAATCGGTAGCAATGTTAATCAGCTTATTCATAGCTTCCCAGTTTGAATCACCATTTGGGGAAGATGGGGCTGCAGTTACGCTGGCCCCTTTATTCTTTACAAGGAAGTTGTAATATACGCCATTGAACGGATGAATCACCTTATCGCGTCTTGTGTCGTTCCATACATAAGTAGTCCCTGATTTCCATGGGCCATTATCGTACATGAATGCGGCATCTGCACCTGTAGCACCATCCACGGCGACTCCTATACCCTTTTCGCATACGAAATTGCTGTTCCAGGCATTCGCATCTGCAGCTGTACGATATGCCCTGACGGTGAACTGCGTATACCCTGCTGCAGCTGGTACCGACAGTTCGAATGACTTAACCGGCGATACATGTGCTGACCAGCTTCCGTTGTATTTACGTGCTGCAAGGTAATACAGACTACACAACTGTACATTACCACGTATTCCCATTTTGCATGTAACCAATACGGAAGATGGGGATGGCGTGCCAACGCTGCTAATTCCGATTGTAGATACAGGGCAATCCAGCCAATAACTTGCATTAGTGTCTGGAGCTGTAACCATCTGCCAATCCGGATTAAGAGTCATATTTTTGCTTGCACCCGCTAAAATGTATCCACCATCCTTTTTGCGACGGTAATTCCCGTTCTTATACTTTGCTATGGGATAAGGAGGTTCGTTTGTTTCACGTAATGCAAGGAAAGAACCGTATGTAAAACTAACGAGGTCATTCTTAAAATATGGAACCTGAGAAGCCTCCCATCGGCCACGAGGATTAAGTGCTTCACCATCCTTCCCATCCTCTCCCTTTTCAACAGTAACCAGCCAATCAGACCCGGTGCCCGGCTCCTGCTCTGTACCGTCAGGGTTGACACACAGATAGCGTGAGCCATTGTGGGAAACCTCATTATAGTATCCGTACTTACCCTTAACCCAGTCTCCTTTCCATAAAGGTACACGGACAGACTCTCCAGTAATTTCATCTATTTGAAAAATCAGTCCGGTCATAATGATATTTTGCAGTACTGCTGAATAATTATCAGCATTAATACCCTGTACGGTCATTCCTTTTTTCTTACCGAACCACGCAGGCATCTGTGCCGGCTCAGGGTCCCATGTGTTCGCGTGCTCGAATAAAGTAATACAATTACTACCATCACGGGTATCAATCACAATATATGTCTGACGGTTTTCGTTCGTAAAGTTTCCAGTCTGACCAAGTTTCAGTTCCTTATACGGGACAGATTCTGTATCCGGTCTTGGAGCCATAACAAACGTCTTAGCATCATAATCTACAGACATTACACGGAACTGCATTTTTCTGAACCCTGCAAAGTCTCCGGAATCCGCATTCTTATCATACCAAAATCCGGTCAGTATATCATCGACATACTGTCCACATGGTATTCCTTCATCCAAATCCGGAACAACAGTCCATGTACCATCCCCATTATCGGAAAAATCTTTAACCTTCAGTCCGCCACCAGGAGATATTATATTATATCCCATGAAGTAGGTCATGAAGTTGTATCTGATAGCAGGTACAATTAATTCAGAACGCAGGAAAAGAGATTCGAGTTCCGCGATACCCTTCTCATCAATCATACCACCAGATACACCTGTAATAAACTCACCTAAAGTAAGGTTTTTCCCTATTTTGGCGCCACCCAATAAGGAGAGAAAATATTCCGTAGAATCATTCTGGTCTTTACGTAAGAATATTGTCTTTAGATATTCATTGTTGTCCTCTATTTCTTTAATAATCCTGAGTGCTGACATAATAGCCTCATCCGTTATTTCTCCTTTATCATCTTTTTTCAATAAAGAACTTATTAAAGATGATGCTATTTTTATTCCCTTTAAGAATGTTATAATTCCGCTTGCTGTGTCATCTGATTTTTTAGATAGAAACTGTTGCCTGAGAGTTGCTAAATCTGCACCTCCTTGATTAATAATGGTCGTATTTCCGCCTGAACCACCTCCTGCTACTATGGTGCTCCCTACTGGATAGTTACCGCTTCGTGGCTTATTGGGAATCACCCGTGTCTTTATGTCTACCTGCTTCATACTTCTACCATTATAACTTTAAATGAGTTCATCTTATAATCAATCTCTCCACCCATAGCCAAGAAATATTTCCCCGGCTGGGTACGGTCAGTCAGTTTCGTAAACGGAGTTATATCCGCTCTCTTTAATACCTCCGTAATCCGTAATTTGGTAGCACTGTAATAATCAACTATCCTTCTTATCAGCAATTCTTCCGGGCGAATGGTTGTACCTGTTATTCCACAGTACAAGTTATCCTCTAAATATTTGTCTCCCATAAGCACCTTGCTATAGCAGGATCCGTCATTATTGTATGAAGAAATTTTTAATTCTATCTCGTCAAGCTCATTGATGTAATTCTCGTTCACCACATTTTCATACGTACGGTCGGAATCCTCACTATCGTCATTCGTAGAATACTTTGCGTATGAGAATTCGAAATTCTGTATGGCAAAATAATTAGCCGGAGTAGAACCTATGACAAAAGATGCATGAGGACCAAACAAAGTAAACTCCATATCGCCGTATAGTATCTCGTCTTCTGGGAGATGACATACGTATCCCTTCAAGCCATCCAGTCCATCATTCAACTTCCTCCCTTTTGTCTGAATCTCATAGGGACCCTTGAAATCGTTAGCATTTGTGTCATCGAAATCTACCCAAAGGTTATTAGTATATTCTCCTACCACAGGCTCCGGATTAGTATCCCAGTAATACCCATTATCTCCACCATGATAATATTTGCTCCCGATTCTAAGACGAAAATGAAAATCATAAGTAGCCAGTCCTCCTGTCATGGTGGCCAGCATCTCAAGGCTGAAGTATATAGCGAACGCCCCATTACTATATGCGGCAGGAACGCCTTTTATTGTCATAATTGGGATTCGGTTATTACGGCTGAATATAGGTGTTCTGTCTGCTGTTCTTCTCCCAGTCTTGATATAGTATTGTTCTGTAAACTCATAGTCTGTAATATCAGCATTTCCGTTCTTATCCTCGTTATATTCATCATATCTTACTGGTATGGCACCTGTAATAGATGCCAGCTCCCATGTAGTTGCTTTATCAATTTCCTCCTTTAGCTCTTCCGATGACAAATCTGTCATATCATCCTCTTCTGAGCCGTACTTGTATGCCCACAACTTATATCGTTCATTCTCTGAATTCATGAACTCGTAATGTGTCACCTTATATCCCTGCGTATTGCTCTGATAGATTTTAGTATCTTTACTTGTAAGATACTTCAACGTATCGAAAGACGTATCTGGAAGAGCGTCTCCTACCGGATAGTTGCTGCACCGGATGGTCACCTTATTGTATCCCGGAGCGATGTCGAGAGTATGCCCATCTCCGGAAAATCCTATATCCTGCACCGACATGGAACCTGCCTGCACCTTACTGAATGTTGACAGGCCGTATTGATAGTATTCACCATCCTGATTATTAATGTCAATGAAATATAAATCTCCCATATAGTCCACGCAGGTCCAGTTCATCAGCTTCATTATCTCCTCCAGCACGTTCTTGTAGGTCATCGGATTATCGTCTTCATCAAAGAAATTCTGCTCAGATACGCTCATCTCAGACAACGGATTATTCCAGGCATTGAATGCGGACTGGTCAGTTCCATACACATGTGGAAGATAGACGAACCCATACTCACCTCGTGATTCCTCAATACATTGTTTTAGCAAATCCCACAACGTAACAAATCCGCGGGATTCTCCTTTCTGTTTATAGTCCACATACTCCAGTACAGACATGGCTGAGTAGCACTCCAGGTCAAGATTGAACTTCACGTTCCTGTAGTCCTGCGTATATATCTCAGGCTTGATGAAGCCTCTCCATATCATCCTGTCTCCCTCGTACAATGTCACACGGCACATACGGTAATCAGTCGAAAACAGGTCCTGCAGGTAGTCACCGCCGAAAATGTGCAGCGTAGCCGTGCTGAACCGGGTAGGGGTGTATACGAATTCCTCGTCGCTTAAAGTCACTGTGAAAGGGGAGGGCTGACCCGTTAGTTCAGACGATGTTCCCTGGTATCCTTCCTTCTCAATCTTGATTGTATAGTCTTTCCCGTCGATGCCGTTGAATGGCAGTGTATATATCAGTCCGTAGCTCATAGTTTCTTCCCTGTTTTCTTCATGTAGTTAGACAATGCCAAATAAAGGTCGCTTCCTTGTATGCGGCTTACACCAAGACTCACGGTAGCGCCTCCGCCCGATGTGGTAAGGTCGTACAGCCTTCTCTGCTGTTTCTGATTAAGAATCATCTCACCGGAGTTCACCCTGGCCAGCAGACGGTCGCCGAAGTAGCTGCTTCCTCCGATGATACCGCCTTCTGCAAACTGGGGGAGGCTACTGAAGATGGAAGCTACCGTAGTAAGAACTGTCGCCACTGCTGCCAGTGATGCTGGCCAAGGAGCAGAGAAAGCAGATGCAACGCCCTGAGCAGTAGCCAGCGCCTGAAGTTGCACGATCATCTGTGCAATGTTGGCTGCACTGGACAAGGCCCAAGCCCCCATGTTGTCAGACGACTGACTCATAAGACCTCCCAACGAGCCGAGTATTGTGCTCATATTCTCCAGCCCCGTAGTCATGTCATCCACGTTCTTCACAGACTTGTCAGGTATAGGAGCTATTTTATTCCATCCTTTAGGAAGATCCTTCATTTTACGAAAATCTTCCATAATTTTAGCCATATCTTTAGACTGCCGTGTATCGATAATGGACTTATTAGTATATTTAATATCTAAGTCCATATACCTCCTTTTCTGAACAAGCTCATCCAGTTCACGAGATATGCGAATACGGTCCGCATCGTTCACTGCGAGAGACAACACTTTTTTCTTTCCAGATATCTGATTGTCAAGATAAGCCATAGAGCCTTTAGGCCTCTCTTTTTCCTCTTCGGCTGCAGCTTTTATCTTAGCCAGCTTTGCTTCTTCTTCAGCCTTTTTCTTTGCCTGCTCTCTTTCTTGATTCTCCTGATTAAGACTATTTACATGCTTTTGCAATTCAGAACTTATCAGTTCATATATTTTCTTTTGTTCAGCAGCATTTTCATAAAGTTCTTTAGCCTGTTTCAGCGCTTTAGTTTCACTTCCTCCATAACCTGAATTCAGAGCCTGTGCTCTTGCAAATTCATATTTTTTCTTATAACTATCAAGAAATTGTGCATCCGGAAATAAGGTTCTGGTTAAGTTGGCCATTGTTTTTTGATATGCCAGTTCCGGAGCATCTCCATTTCCCACATACAAGTCCATGGCTTTGACAGCACTAGATATATTATCTCTATTATCGTATTGCAACTTTTGGTCATCAGTCATGGCGATAGCTCTGGTTGCCCAGTTTACCGCATCTCTTAAATTGTCTACAGCCGTCTTTAATATTCCGTTACTTCCGGACATTGTGTTAATAAAGGCACCCCAAGCGCTCTGCAATTTTCCTACAGATCCAGCGAGATTATCGTTGTTAATCTGGGCCTGCTCGTATGCGGTATTCGTATTCGTAATGCCGGTACGGAGCTGTTCGAACGCATCCCGTTCCTGCAGGATGGCAATGGCTGCTGTCACGGACTCCTTACCGAACATCTTAGTGAGTTCGGTAACATCCATATTCTTCGCTGACAAGTTCTCCAGCGCACGTGACAAACCGACAACAGACGGGCGGAGCTGCCTGTCTGCTGAAGACTCTAATGTGAGGAAGATGTTTCGAAGGTTGGTACCCGCACTGCCGGCATCGGTGATACGAGGTGCGATGGCCTCGATGGCGGCTACCAGGTCGTTGAACTTAATACCTACGGATGATGCGGCACCTCCGGCGTTCTCGATGGCCTTGTTAAGATAAGGAATGTCAGCGGAGCCCTGCTGGGAGGCTGCGGCAAGAATGTTGATATACTCGGCTGCATGTACGCTTGACTGCCCCATCTGATTAAGTGAGCCCGTCAGAGCCTTTGCCGCAGCCGGCACATCCAGTTCTGCCGCTTCGGCAAGTATGACAGCAGCCTCGGCGGTAGCTGTAAGAGCCGACTTGTTCTTCAGCAGCTCTGGCATCTGTGATCCTATCAGTTTGTACGCCTCCACCATCTGCGTGGCCGACTGAGTGCTGTCCATCGCCATGCGGATAGCTTCCGCACGGAAATAGTTTAGTTCATCAGCAGTCACACCTGTAAGAGCACGCAGGGAAGAAAGGGACTTTTCAAATTCCATGTTTGCCGTGACAGCGGCATGGATGGAAGTGCTTATGCCGACAATTGCGGCGGCATACCCTCCAACTTTAGTCAATCCTGAAACTATACCTTTCGATGTGTTAGCGAAGTTGCTAATGCTTCCCTGAGCTTTCTTCAAATTCGCATCAAAATCGCTCTTGTCAAGCAGTAGTCGGGTAAATATATTAGCCATGATGTTCAAACATTTTTGCGCGTTTCCTTAATTCTTCCATTTCTCTCTTGCGGTCTTCCCGGCTCTCTACATCGTCCAGGTCTCCGTCAAGAGTCATTACGTCATCCAGCTCCAGATCTCTGCAGTAGGGTCGGAGAGAGGCCCACATCAGCATCCGTATCTTCTCCAGTTCCGACCGTTCCTTTCTTCGCAGGCCTGTAAGATAGGCGACGCACTCCGGTATATCCATCCTGTCGAGGAAATATTCCGGAGATACGCCGCCCTTACAGACTATCTCTTCATACAGACGTGCTATGCTCAGTCCTTCTTCTTGTTTACTTTCGCCGGTTTCACTTTTTTTTTAAGTTGTGCCAGACGGTCGGCTTCGGCCTGTACTATAGACATAAACTCGTCAAAGATTGTCGGATCTATGTCGCACTGGTCAATCAGCTGTTCAAAAGTCAGGCTGTATTCAGGGTTGCAAGCCATAAAAGATGCATGAAGAAGCATATAAGCGTCCTCCAGTGTCTGCCCTGCATACGGATGTCCGGTCAGCTGTTCATACTTGAACAGCGACCGAAGGCTGTACCGAAGGTAATATTCCTTGTTGTCAATACTTACTATCATGCTCCTGGTGTCTTCACTTTTTCCAACTTTCCAACTCCCTTAAACGTTGCCGATACGGTCATACTATCGCCATTCTGACCTTTAAGGTCCACCTTGGTAATAATAGCATTTCCCTTATAGTATGTAGTGGTAGAACCATCCGGGACTGTCCATCCTTCTTCTGGTACGCCGTTGATGTCCTGATTCTTCGGAATACCCGCAATGATTGGAACTTTCTCTCCGGCCAGTGCCTTGTCCATTAATGTCTCATAACTGATGTCAACTGGAGCTTCTTTATCTGGTGAACCTAAAGATTCTGACGATGCTTCCCAGTTGAATCCAGTGACTTCCGATTCATCCCACAGCCCGCTATCCTTAGATGCCGTGCTGGTAGTATCAATGTTCAGGGTGAGCTGGTGGTTTGTAGCCAATGCCACGGCTTTCCCGTCTACGAAGACCATAAAGTCTTTACCTTTCAAAACTTTTCTCATACGCTTGTTGTGGTTAAATTAAATACTAATTGCTGCATATATACGTTTTCGGAAAATGACTCCATGGCATCTTCCATGTAACACTCCGTAACTTGGAACGTACTATATATTCCTCCGGTGCAGTCCAATGTTTTTCTTACCATTTCCGCTACCTGGACAGATTCTTTATAGTTATCGGAGAATACGAATACGTCTACTGTTACTGCGTCCTCACCGCTTCTTATATCCTTCGTCCGCAAGGGAGATACGGAGGTACGCTCGTAGCAGATAAAAGGAAATTTCGTTTCCGCTGATAAGGCTACCGGATACATCCGGTCTCCGACTTTTACCTTCAGTTCCTCTGAGAGATTCATCCGGCTCAATATGTGCTCCGCTACTGATAGACTCATTTTTTCGATGCTATTCGGTTAATATACTTTTCAATCAGGTTACCAAGACTTGTCTGAGCTTCCGCTTGTTTGGCCTTGACTGCGTTCTGAAAGAAGTGGGATGCCTGTATACGTCCGGTGTATCTCTTCTTCGACAGCTTACGCCCCGTTTTGTTATATCGGTCTGAAGTGCCCAGGTCAAAGAACTTTAATGTATATGCGATGTCTCTTATACCTCTCTTACGATAACTTGCTGACTGTTTCCGGGTAAGCCCACCCAGGATGTCAATTCGTACGCCGCCCAGATCCTTATAAACCTTGAACTTTACAAATCGCTGCATTGGTCGGTAGTTGATTCTTCCATTCTTACCGGACACACTTCTAAGGTTCTGTACGGCCTGTTTGCGGATGATTCCTCCGGCAGCCGCAAGCCCTCTTCGTATTGCACTTCGGGCTTCCTTGTTAGTCAGAGACAAATCTTTAATCATCTGATTGATTCGACTTGTGTCTACCGTGAATCTAATTCCTTCTACAGCCATAATTTTATCATATAACAGGACCGGGTGTCATCCCAGTCCTGCTTGATGAATTGTTACTCCATAGTAGCCTTACCCACAGCGAATGCTTCAGAACGAAGTGTCAGCATATCGTAATGCGTGTTGAAGATGAAGTAGGTAAGGTCTTTTTTAGCCACAGCGGCAGACTGAGAGTCTACTGTCATACGCATCTTACCGAACTGGCCTACCAGCTCATAACTGAATACGCCGAAGCCAAGCATATCTTTTTCAACATATTCTGTCACATACACCGGATAACCGTCAATCATACCGTTTTCACAGATGAACAAACCGGAACCCGTATCTTTAGGTGTCGACTTCAACTTGGCCAGCATGGAAGCCGAGCATACCCAACAGGCTGTACCATCCAGAACAACGCCTTTCTCCAAAGCAGCTGCTTCAATCTGCAAAACTTCTGTCCAAGTAGGTGCGGCGCCAGCCATTGTCACAGCTGGAGTAGCATACGCATCCACGAAACAGCCCTTAGATGCCTTGTTGAGCTGGGTTTTATTGAACATCCATTTGTTCAACAGACGGGTAATACCCATAGTCAACTGACGCTGTACGATGTCGAGTACCAAACCGCTTGACTGGTCAATCGCATGGTTAGATACCGGAATACTGATACCAACTCTTTTAGGAGCTGGAGTAAGTTTGCTCAAGTCTACCTTAGTATCTGTCAATTCTACATTTTCATCTTCCAGCGTAGCTTCCACACCGCCAGCAACTACCGGGAACTGCCAAGCTCCTTCAATGCCATACTGCATCTTGCAGCCTACTCGCCCCAGAATAAGTCCTTTTTCCAACGGCTCAATAATATCACCGATGGTTAACGGGATAATAGGAGTGACAGTAGTGCTGTCCTGTACGTCTCGGTTCAATGGAATATCCATTCCACCAGCCTTCACCAGCGAACGGGTTTCCTCCGAAATCTGACCTCCGTTGCGCATGAATCGTACCGCTTCGTCGAACACTCGCCCACGGCTTTCACGCTGCACAGTCTGCTCCGTACGTGGCTGGTCAGCCTGAGCCATACGAAGCTCCAGTACAGCTTTTTCAGCAGTCAGGGCATTCTTTTCGTCGATTTCATCCTGAGTCATTTGTCTCTTTTCTGCCTCCAGGGTGTCAGCCATTTCCTTGAAACGTGCGTTGATTTCACGCACGCGCTTCATCATTTCTCTTTTTGTCATTACCTTAAAATTTAAGTTGTTAGTTTTCTGATAACTTACGAAGTTCAGCGACTTCTTCCTTGTATTCGTCCTTCCGGTCTTCTGGGTAGAACTTCTCCAGACTCCGGACGGACACGTCCGTCCCCATATAGGCTGGGTCAGACACGATACTGACATCGCCTATCCAGTCAATCTTGTTCACATAGCGGTACAGCATATTTCCTTTCCGCTCATATTGTACATTGTTTTCGTCTGTGATGAAGGAGAAAGACGAGCCGAACAAGTCACCACGTCTTACCATCTCTACTGCGTAATCTCCGTCGGGTGTGGCTGGAGCCTCAAATCTGTACTTCAATCCATGAGAGTCTACTGTAAGAGACAATGTGCCGGAGCCATTGTAGCTTCTCGCCAGCATTCTCCCCGCTGTATGTTCCAGCAGTGCCTTTACGTCGCTGTGAGCAATCAAATCCTGCGTAACTGCGCCAGAACGGATAATCTCGCGAAAGCACCGTCTGTTCTGCCTGTCATACAGCACCTCACTTTCCTGGTCGAACACGATGGCGTATCCCTCGATGTTTCGGCTATCCTGCGCCAGCCTGGGCGCCGCGTCTTGTCCATAACTTCTAATTTCCATAATCAATGCCTCTTTACCTTACCAGCGTAACTCGTATTTTGGTAGCACTTTATCCATTATTTCCTGGATTTTCTTCAATTTTCTTTCCTACCGGCATCAGATTAGCCGATACCAGAAGCTCGTCTCCACCCGGTACCGGTGGGTATCCTTTCTCCAATCTTGCTTCGTTAATAGTCTGTAGGCCAGCCTGTATATTTTTCTCAGTAACTGTAGCCTGTGTAATAAGGTCGGTGTTGTAAAAATCCTTAATTGAAAACTCGATACGGTATCTGCCATATTGTGACGGAACAAAAAGTTTTGCAGTGAACTCCAATGAGATTTGTTTCAATATCTGTTGCAGAGTGTCGCTCATAAACAAGACCTGTGACATCTCGCTGGCCTTGTAGTTAGTAGACTGACCAGCAAACACCTTGTCCGGATGGACTCCGTAAAACCGGCATATCTCCAGTACACCGAACTGCTTGTTCTCCAACAAGCGGCTGTCAGCAGGGGACAGGTCTATCGCACTGAACCCGGTACCGGCCGGCAGGTTCATAATCTGCTTTCCAGACTTAAGTTCTTCGCTCACTCTGTCCGCCACATTCTTCAACTCGTTATCCTGAAATGCTCCGACACCCTTCACATAGACATCCCCGCCAGTTACGAATCCCCTTCGTGTTCCTCCCGGAGAATACACTTCCTCACTCTTGTCGTCCGATTTCGATGCAATACGCAGTACCTTCGCAGCATACTGCAAGGTAGAAACACCGAGATACCCGCCATCCGTTGACAGATTGCGAAGATGTATCATCTCGTCCGCCTCGAAGGTGCCGAACACATGGTTCATCATGTCATTCACAATGTACCGGTTACTCATTTTGTCGTACGTGCAGGTGTTCGGGCTCAATAATATCAGCCTGCCCAAATCACCGTTCATTCGCCATTCCGGATAAATATATGCGTTGCCCTGGTTGAGTATCTGGACAACGGCATTACGAATAAGGTCGAATGACGTCTGCCGTTCATTCGGCTTCAGAGCCAAAAGATTGGCCAGTCTTCCTGTATCTTCCGTCTTCCAGTAACTACCGTCCACTTTCTTCTTAATCTGGAGTGGGAGTGAGGCGACCGTTCCGGATACGATGGACGTACAGCGATAGACTGCTGCCAGTTTCATCGCCATGTCCGGACCTACTGAATACGAACTTTCAGCTATCACCTGCAGGTCATTGTTCCCAAACCAGGTAGTAATATTTCCCTCTCCTATACTGCGCACCTGTTTTTTACCGGTCAGCACATTCCAGGCATCTCTAAATTTTCCCATAATGCTATTCGTTAATCAGTTCACACTTAATTTCCCAGCTCATGCTTTTCCGGTTTCTGTCAATAGAAAGAATGCGATACTTTTCACCGCCCCATGCCAGCCTCATGTTACGGGTAATGCCGGGTCTGTATCGGATGGATACGTTTTTTACTGCGGTAAACACCGCCTCCCGATTCTCTTCTTTCAGGTCTCCGCTCTTGTCTTGTATCCTCGCACGCGTACGAAGGATAGTTACCCATTCTCTCGTCTCTCCTCCCAGCTGGTCCCGTTCCACGGTTTCCTGCTGTATTTCTACCCAGTCTCTTAATAGTCCTGCCTGCATAGTCACGAAAGTTTACGTCGTTGGATAAGAAGAAAAGTCAGTCCGTAAGGAATCTCGGATGAAGCGGCGAAGGCTGCCGGTTCCCGGTTGGCATAGAATCCACCTGCCAGAATCCGCACTGCCATCTTTAAGTCTGACGGGAGATTTCCGTCATCATCCGCCAGATTGGAAAGCGGCTGCTGTATATACAATTCTATAGCAGACTCAGCCGCATCTATAAGGTCAGTGAGATACTGGTCATCCTCATCATAATCAATGTTAAGGTGTCTCTTTAAATCATCTACGGATATGTACATAAGCCTTTTTACTTTACATACATATCCCGTATTTTGGTAGCACTTTATCGAATCGGACGCTCGTAATTATTAAACTGATAGAAGGTCATGATGGCCGTTATCACTCCATCTATTTTCCGGTTGTCGGAAATTTTAATAGGCTTCTTGTTCTCGTTCCGGTCTGTATCAAGTACCGCATTACCGAAGCAGTACCAGTTTATCGGGTTGTCGTTGAACGACACCTTACCTGTACGTAGCGCGTACTCAAATGACTCTACGGGAGAGTTGAACGCTCCGTAGTTCTGCGGCACCGCACGCAGCACGTCGCGAAAACCGGAGGCGGCCAGCATGTTGACGCACTCCTGCGACTTATATGCATCGAATCCCACACCGACTATGCGGAGCGTACGGCTCCGCTCCAATATATCCTGCACAATCATCCGGTAATCTATCACATCACCCTTGCATAGTTTAAGATAGCCGTTAGCCACCCACCGGCGATACAATTCCCTGTTCGGATGATTGCTAAGCGCCCCTTCCGGGAAATAGTAGTCCGTATGAATGTGAAAAGAACGCAGCGTCTCACTGTACAGGCTATACGATACAGCTGAGAAGTCATCGTGAACCGAAAGGTCCATCGACACCATCGTCATCGGGCCGCCTGTCACTTTTTCAAGGTCTACATTCCGCTTGCACGCCATGGCCTCGTCGGCTGTTATCCATGCCTTCGCATCGTCTATCACGAAGATGTTCAGCAGCTTGGTACGGAAAGCCTTCATATCTTCATAGCTTCGAAGCGCTTCCCTGTACTTGTGCTCATAATAGTCTGTCTGTATGGTTACCCCCCAGTGCGGTTGCACCTTCTTCCAGGTTTCCTCACTTCCTTCTTCGTCGTCGATGTCCGGCTCGAAGATATGCGCGAACACACTGTCATCCTCCAGCTTTCCTTCGAGAATATCCTTGTAGCCCTGTAGCTCGGCATAGAAGGGGCCGTTCAGTTTTTCCGATGCGGTAGTGATGATGACCGTGAGCGGATTGACACGTGCGCCCATGGAGGAGGTAAGCACGTTCTTCAGCTCCGCGCTGTCTGCCTGTGAGTATTCGTCAAGGATAACCAGTGAGGCGTTGAGCCCATCCAGCTTGTCAGCATCCGATGCCAGACACCTGGCGAAACTGCTGCGCCCCGGCATGAGGTTGTACACCTTTTCCCGATTGATTTTGAATCGCCGCATCTTCGGATCCATGTTTTTCAGGATACCCTTTATTTCCTTGAAGCATATCTGTGCCTGCTCGTAGCTGTTAGCTGCCACATACGCCTGCGCGTTGGCATCTCCGAACAGCAGGTCATCGATGGCCAGTGCCGCTACGGATGTAGTCTTACTATACTTTCTTGGGACGAACAGCAACGCTGTACGACACAGACGTTTTTCCCTCGTCCGGTAAAACCCGAGGATGGAGGCGAACTGAAACACCTGGATAGGTGTCAGTTTATATCGTGTCACACCTGACATCCCGTTGAACCGGAGTGACTCATACACCACGACGAACCTGCGGACAGCGGACGGACGGAACTCGTACGTGTCGAGCAGGCGGAAGAACCTGAGCAGGGCCAGCATCTCGTACAGGTTATGCCTGTCCGGACAACTGCGTACGCCTTCTATGTATTCGCGTAACCGTGTGTCAGTCTTATCCAGTACAGCATATCCGTCCAGGTCTATCCCTTTCAGCTTTTCTGCCGTTTCCTTTTTCAGGTCTCTCAGCCTGTTCTTCTCCTGCTCGTCGAGTATCATTCCGCCTCCTTTCCGGCCTTGTCCAGCATGTCATCCAACGGGTCGTTGTCACCAGTGGACAGCGTACCAAGTGTAAGCCCCAACTCACGGAGTGAACGTCTCACCATCTCCTGTGCGTCCTTCAATACCTTAAAGGCAGGGTGGGGAACCAGCTTGTCATTTCCTTCCCGCGTGATTTCCGTCAGGTAAGTACTGGAAAGGCCCTCAATATCCTTCTGGGCCAACAGGAATGCATAGTAAGAACCGGCGGCCATGGCAATACAGGTTTCCAAGTCTTTCGAATAAGTGTTTTGGTTTTTCAGGGCTTTCCGGATTTTGGTCTTTATGCTTGTTATTGATTCCATACGCCAAATTGTTAAAAAGTATTCAACCCCCTCAGATTTAAAATTACCCGCGCGTGTAAACTCTAAGCGCACGGGGTTCAAACATTTTTAAAATTCTTTAAAAAATACCCCCGGGGGTCTTCTGGTTAATATCTGTTAATCGTATAGGGCAAGAAGTCTTTCAGGACCGCCTTCATTCGAGGTATCTGCTTATGAATCTCTTTGTCTCTCGTTCAGAACTGGTCTTAGCTGACTCCTTGCCTTTACTGTGCATACGTTCATGCGTTTTTTGGTGGCACTTTTCACACAGGCTTCTCAGATTCGTATAGTCGAAGGCCAGCCGCTCCATCTCTGCAAGGCTGTGTGCATTCTCCACCGGTACGATGTGATGCACCTCTGTAGCTAGTGTGGCCCTGTCTTCCAACAGACAGTCCTCGCACAGCGGGTTACGGGCTATCTTAATGGCCCGCAACTCCCGCCAGCGCTTGGACGTTATCAGCCTTCGGTAATGCTTGCTCCGGCTGCTCATAGGTCGCTTGATTTTTTGTTTGGGCGAGCCTTCCGGTACCGTACAGGCAGCTTCGGGCTTCCCAGTTCCTCGAACATGTCTTCTATTTCCTTCGGCATTGGCTCCGTAATCGGGTCATGCTCACTGTCGGCCACCCGAAGAAACGAGTAGGTGAGGTAGTTCATAATCTGGTACACAGACTTGAACTTGTATCTCTTCTGTATGTCCTTCAGCCGCATGTAGTCTGCCAGCGTCACTCTTGCTGTCAGTCGTACCCATTCTGACTTGCATCTTCTTCCCATGTTACTTCCTCCATTTCTCTATTCTTGCCTTGACCGCTTCCATCAGTGCGTCCTGCCGGTCGGTCTTGCCTGACAGTGCCTTTCTCACATCCGCATCCATCGTACCCTTCGTCATGATGATGTAGTTTCTCACAGGCTGGCTTTGTCCTTGTCTGTGCAGCCGGGCATTGGCCTGCTGGTAGAGTTCCAGACTCCACGGCAGTCCGAACCATACCATGATGTGTCCTCCTTTCTGCAGATTCAGTCCGTGGCCTGCACTGGCCGGATGTGCCATCATAACGGCTATCTTCCCTTCGTTCCATGCCTGAATGTCTTCCTGCCCGCCAATTTCTTTCGGATGGTAGGCTTTCAATCTTTTCAGGATTCGTGCCACATCGTGACGGAAGGAATAAAATACCAGTACCGGTGAACCGTTGGCTGCCTCTACTATTTCTTCCAACGCATCCAGCTTAGCCTCATGCAGCTCGTGGATATTCCTTTCCGTATCGTATATTGCGCCGTTGGCATATTGCAACAGCTTGTTTGACAAGGCTGCGGCATTCACAGCAGATATGTCACCTTCTTCCTGAAGTTTCAGCACCTGTTCTTCCTCGAACTTCTCGTACTGTGCCATCTGCCGCTCGTTCATGGATACCTCAACGGGTATCTCTATCATATCCGGAAGATCCAGATAATCCTCTGCCTTCATGGATATGCAGATGTCGGATATTCGCTTGTATATCGCGTCTTCCGATCCCGTGTTTGGCTTGTAGTCGAATACCACCTGACCGTTCGTCCTACCAGGACGGAAGTATTTCGCGCGGTAGGCCGTAATGGTTTTCTCTAGCCGCTCGCCCATGTCCAACAGATACATCTGCGGCCACAGGTCTATCAGTCCGTTCGGTGCGGGTGTCCCGGTCAGTCCCACCACCCGCGAGGTCATCGGTCTCACCTGGCGAAGTGCTTTGAAGCGCGCTGCGGTGTTCGACTTGAAGCTGGACAGCTCGTCGATGACGATCATGTCGAATGGCCACCATCCTTTAAGCTGGGCCACCAGCCACACCACGTTCTCGCGGTTGATGACGTAGATGTCGGCATCCGCCTTCAATGCAGCCTTCCGCTTCTTCTCTGTTCCCAGCACCCGGCTCACTCTCAGTCCGTGCAAGTGCTCCCATTTCTCACACTCGGTTGTCCATGTATCTTCAGCCACCCGTTTCGGTGCTATTACCAGCACCTTCGTCACCTCCATATAGACATTCATCAACAAGTTCACAGCCGTCAGGGTTGATACTGTTTTTCCCAACCCCATATCAAGGAACAGCCCGGCTGCCTCATGGTCAATGATGTGCTGTACCGCCGCTTTCTGATATTCGTGTAGATTGCTCTCGTTCATAATTCATCGATAAATCTGTCCAACTTCTCCTGCGTGTCTATCACCTCAGCCTTGAATCCCATCGCCCGCAGTTCCGCGATGGCTTTCTCCTGTAGTGGCGTCGGCTTCTTTCCGGTTGTCTTAATCTCGGCAAAGCTGGCTTTTCCTTCCGGCATCAGCACCAGCCGGTCAGGCAGTCCGGTATGGTATGCGGAGTACAGCTTCAGGGCGATGCCGCCCTTCCGTCTTACTCTCTCTCTCAGTTTTCTTTCTATCAGTTTTTCATTCATAAGTAACTCATGTAATTATGTAACGTAATTATCTCGCGTACGCGTATTGTGCGTAAAAAATTGGTTTTGATACTCTATATACACTCGTAGACACTTTTCCCTGCAATTATTATTTTATATAGAAATATTAGTTACATTAGTTACAAATACTATAACTAATTGAATTTCAAATAAGTATTACGTAACTAAAGTGTAACTATCCGTGTAACTTGTAACTAACATTTAAAATATACTATTTACATTTTCATCACTAATTACGCTATTTTGGTTACGTTCAAAGCATTTCTGTACGCCGTAAGGTCCAAGTCTTGTTGCTTTACTCTGCATCTTCCATCCCGGCATTTTCCACATCATCCGGCATATCTCATTGGAATCACTGCGGCGAAGATCTCCCTTCTGCCTGCCGAAGCATTCGCACCATATCTCCATGACGCACACACGTGAGCGCTGCACTACGCCAACGGCTGACAGCTGATCGCCGCCTCTCATGTACGACACCCTCTCCGGTATGCCCATGCCCGTCCAGTTTTCGGGTAACGGTCTGTCCAGGTACTCCTGAATGATGCCCATCCGTTCTTCCACCTCAGAGAATTCTGACTGCTTTTCCTTGGCCATAGCCTCCAGCTCAGGAGACAGATACAGCGGTTCTCCCTTTCCGTAGCGGTACACGGCTTCTGCCCATATCTGTGCCACCTCTTCACTGCTGAGGTCCTTCCAGGTCTTCGTTATCCGTGTCTTGTCCACCTCCATCGGCCAGAACCGGCGGTCTCCGGTCTCGTCTCGGAGGAAACGGTATTCGTTCGTCGTACCGAAGAACACGCACTGTCTCGGTCTGTTCAGTGCGTATCGCTCAAAGGCAGCACGGTAATAGTCATTTGTACGGGTGATGAAAGCCTTTACTGCCGTGGTCTCCGACTTCTTGAATCCGGAGAGCTCGGCCGCCTCGACTATCCATTTCCCCTGAATGTTCTCTGCCGCCTCCTTACCGTCTACGGAGAAATTATCAGTAAACCACTCCGGACGTACAGCCAGTCTTGCCAGCAGGCGTGACTTACCCACGCCCTGCGCCCCTACCAGTACGGGCATATAGTCGAACTTCGTACCTGGACGATAAATGCGCGCCACTGCTGCCGTGAACACCTTGCGTGTGGCTGCCCGTGTGTATGCGGTATCCTCCACACCCATGTAGTCAATGAATACCGTGTCCAGACGCTCCGTGCCGTCCCATACAAGTGCGCCCAGATATTCACGTACTGGGTGAAATGCATTTTGCCGTGATACCTGCTTGAGGGCTTCAATAAGGTTGGACTTGCTGGTCAGACGGTATGGTTCTCGGCTCATATACAGGTACAGCCCCGCCTCGTCGTCATCACGGTACAGCGGCTCCGTGTCACCCGGCTTACGCCATGGAAGCACGCCTCTCACACATACACGCCCGCTGAACTCATCGATGGCTATTTTTCCCGCTAGTTGGACGTCATGCTGCAGCACCAGCTCGTAGTTACCCGGCGTATTCTCGTATTCTCCCTTTCGGGTTATGTCCATATCCTCGAGCCAGGATCCGTCATCACCGATTCCTTCGAAGTCCGATGCGGCCTCGGCTGCCTTCTCCCGGGCTATCGTCCCGGCCACCATCCTGTCCTGCGTGATACGGTCGCACATGGCACGGTAGGAGGGAGACTTCGTTACGTCCGTCCCTGTCCAGTTCTCGTCCATATCACCGTACAGGTGCAGGCGTACAAGGTCGAAGGCGTTGCACAGCTTGCTGCAGGTCGGGTCGGTGGAATGGTGCGAGTAAGCGAAGCGGTCCTCGTATATGACCAGTCCGGCAGCAGTCGAACCCTTCGTGTAGGTGTAGCGGTCCGGCATGTTGTCGCACTGTACGTATTCGTCGGCCAGATAGGCAGCTATCACATCGTGCATGCCATACGTACGGCAGAACGCACCGACGATTCCTCCCTTCTCCAACGGGTCTCCCTGCTTCTTTATCTCACGCTTGATGGCCACGTCTACACGTGATGACACGGGCCACTCCGAAGCATCTCTCCAGTTTCGGTAGCTTTTAAGTATTTCGTCCACATCCAGCCATGGCCCGTCCTGGACACGGAAGAAGTATTCCCCGTCCCTGGAGGTGGACGGCCAGAACATCAGGCGTTCGGGCTGATAGGTGGTGTCGTCAAAATAGTCTATGCCTACAGCAGCGGCCACGGCACGCGCCGCAGCCTCATATTCCGTCGGATCCGTTTCGCGCGACATAGGCAGGATGAAACGCAGTCTCGGCTTGTCCGGTCTGTGCGAGTGAGTGGAGTAACACACCGCAGCACAGCCGAATACCAGCGTGAAGGCTTCCCATGCGCCCTGCGGAGCATAGTCCATGTCCAGCGTAATCATGCTACGACTCAAGATGCTTCCTGCCTTACGTCGTCCTCCTTCGATGTGGCCGGCAACAAATCCGCCAACGTCCTTCTTTTCTGCCTGTACGGCCTTTGGCATTCTTGCAAACTCCGCAACGGTCTCTTCCGTCCGCTGCGTTGTTGAGAGCCTTCTGATAAAGTCAGCCCATGTCCAGTCGCTGTTTTTCCACCTGGTATCCATCCGGTTCCTTCCCGTAGCGATGTGCACCGCCCCGTCGTATGTGAGTTTCTTTGTTTCCATTTTCTTCGCTTCTCCTGTATTAGTTCATAAATTCTATCGAACTCGGTAGGTATCCCGTTTATCATTTGTCTTCCTCCTTTTCCGGAGCGGTTATGTAAGTAAGGGACACGCTCTCTGCACAGTATCTGTTTGCTATATCTTTTCTCACGTTATCCAGATTATTCGTGCATACGGACAGCTTGACAGACCGTCGTTTCCCGGATTCCAGCTCCGTGAAAGAGGCGTGGAATACTTTATACTTGTATTTTTTCATTATTTCTTTAATTTAAAGTGTAACATAGCTATCGCATTCCATGCCACCTGTGCGGCGTGCATGCATCCAGTATCCGGGTCTATGTCATTACCTTTTTCCAATTCGGTAAGATGACGTAGCATGGCGCCTTTGTACCGCTCGTATCCGTCCGGCAGGTTTTCCCAGTTATGAGGCCCGTACTTCTTGGCACCAGCAGTGTAAACCTTTGCTATTTCTTCAAGCTCCGGCCAAGGGAGCAGCTCCATCATGACTTTATTGTCCTTCCGGTCGTTCTTTATGCTTTCAGTTTTTTGCATATCGTATTTCACAAAGTCATCCATTCTGCAATTAAGGAAAGTATCCCCTGTATAGTATTCTCGAAGTATATAAACCCCACCTAAAAATGAAGGAACTATATTTTCCACCTTATATAGTTTCTCGGCAATTAGTTCTGCATCTTTCTGGCTGAATCTTCCGGTGTTAACAAGTTCTTGTATGTTTTTCAGTTTTACCGTATCACCTATTTTTATTTGTTCTTTTTCCATACTATTTTTTCTTTAAATGTTTTCTGTATTTCACTGGTATAAATCGTTTGAGTTCCGGAAGCGAGGTAGAAACAATGTGCATCCATGCGTTCCACCTTTGTCCGTCATGGTCTCTTGACGGTATCGAGCAGATTTGTCCGTAACAAGTTCCGTTCTTTCCTTCAGCCTTGCATTTCACACAGCACCCTTCACATTCGGATGAAAGATGGCAAAGGATGCAAGCCTGTTCTTTACTAATTCCATATTCCAGATTTAAGGACAATTGAGTTTCTTTCATTGATTACTTCTCCTTCTTTCAACTAGTAATTCTAATCGCTTCTCACACTCTGCACATTCGAGTTTCTTTCGCTCCAGTTTCTCCCTGAACTTAATCAGCTCCTCGTCCGTATTCTCGTCAAAGAACAGATTGTTTTGACGGTTGTGCTCGATGTACTCATTCATCTTGCGTTCTGCTTTTGTTATCTGGGCTTTAGCCGAAATCAGCTTAGACAGGCAAGAACTCACTTCAAGCGACTCTCCTGAACGCTTGTCGTAGTAGTAAAAAGAAGTGTACACATCATTCCTCGGATGCTGGCATTGCAGTCTGGCCACCCTCCATCTGATTACCCACATTCTTCTTTCGTACACCTCACGCGGAAGGTCGTAGGTGTATAGGATGACAGATTGATGGCCGTGACCGTAGCAGATGCTAATTTGCACCCAATTCTCGATTTTCAGTTCCTTTTCTTCTTTGGCATAATCCTTATCCATCTGGAACCAGTCATCCATACTTTCCTGCTTTCCCATATCACTTATTAATTACTATTGCTATAGTTTTAGTCCCGGTTCCGCTTTCCTTGAAGGCTCCTTCTTCAATCTCGAATTTCTTTCCTCCATTATCATCGAGCCATTTTCTGAAATCCTTACATTCAGATTCACTTCCAAATTCCCAGTGTGGACCAGTTATTGCAGCCAGGACACCGCCGGGATTTAAACACTCATACATACGCCTTACATGCCGAATGTCCTGATTTTTACTGAATGGTGGATTTGCTATAATCTTATCATACTGTGCAATATCACACTTCGTGAAGTCATCTCCAAGAATACGTATATTATCCTTTTTCGATAGAATCTCCTTATTCTCAGGCATAAGTTCATAGCAATCTACAATTACGTCCGGACAGCTTCGATGAATCGCATCTATGATAGCACCAGTACCAGCACTTGGTTCCAGCACCTTTTCATCTTCATGTACGCCACCGGCCAACATAACCAGCCAGTCGGCTACTTCTGGAGGTGTTGCAAAAAACTGGAAGTCCTGCTGTAAATTGCACCGCTTTCCTTCATGAAGAATAGAGAATACACGTTCTGCGTTGAATGGAAACGTGAATCCCTGCACCTTACCGCCTTGCCAGCTTCCACCAGCTTCTTCAATCCATTTCTTTGCTTCAGCATAGGACTTCTTATTAAATTGTACTTGAGGAAGTTTTAAAACATTGTCCTCAAGCGTGCAGTGCATGAGGATTTCCTCCACACTCCATTTACTTCCAGAATCATCCTTATTGCGCTTGTTGTTCTGCTCCAGTTCGTCACACCCCAACAGACGATTCAACGACTTCTGCACTTTCACACTTATTTCTGCCATCCTTGACATCCATTGCAGGATTGCAGTCATAAACTCCAAATCCACGTGTCCGGTCTCATCGTAAATGTTTTCCCTGTCTATCAATTCCGGAAGGTTATCCATGAACATGAAGCTACCATACAACGCTTCGATTAAATTCTTTTTTCTGCTCGTCATAACTCTTTTGTAGATAAATTCTTGTAGTATCAATACTTCCGTGTCCCAACAGGTCAGCCAACTGTACCACATCATTGTTCTTTTTCAGATACATTTTTGCGAAGAAATGTCGGAAAGCATGAGGATGCATTTTGCTTCTATCTATTCCGCACTTATCGCCCCAGTCTTTCATTGACTGGCACAAGCTCCGCTGTGTCAGCCTTCCGCACTTACCAACTGCTACATATCCTGTCTTGTGACTCTCTTTTACGTATGCTTTTACTTCTGCCTGTAACTGTCTGCTGAAAAAGAACCTCCGGTACTTGTTTCCCTTTCCCTTTAGAGTGACTTCACCGGAAAGGATGTCCTCCCATTTGAATTGGAAGAACTCGCTTACCCTCGCCCCGGTTGTAGCCAGTATCTTGATGAAGAAGTACCTGTCCCTGTTAGGACAAGTTTTCAAATACTCAAGCAGCCGGTTGTATTCGGCTTCTGTCGGAACATTCTCCGTATTCAACTCCTTCTTGAACTTCGGGCGCTTCAACTCTATTGGCTTTTTCATCCATTTGCTGAAACGTTCAAGTGCGGTAATTCGTAGGCGTATTGTTCTGGGAGACAATCCCTCATCCTCCAGCATCCGTACAAAACGCTTGTAATTGTCAACTGATACCTCGTTGGCGTATTCGAAATATTTCTTAATTGAAAATGAATATATTTCAAGAGTGTGTGGAGAGTAATCTTCATCCTGCGTAAGGTAATACACAAATTCATTCATCAGTTTCATGTTCTTTTCAGAAACATCGCTTAGCTTCTCCAGAGGTTTAACTGATTTCTCCTTTCGTGTGCGTGAATATCCAATACCAAGATAATTAAGGAACCCACATAGAGCATCTTTAATGTATGGCTTATCAGATAATTCAACTGCATTTTCTCTGATATAAGCCTTGTATCCTTTACGGTTTACCTGATAATCACTTTCAAGGAATAACTTTACAGCTTTAATGCTTTTACCAATAACTTCATAGCTTTTATCGGTACTATACAAGTGGGATACGTATTCTATAAATATTTTTTTATTTACGTCTTCCATATCAGTTCCATTTTTGAGGTCGGTTGTTGATTCTCTCCAAGTAAGCAGCTATCTTCTTTTCCGCATCCTCACCGTTGCGGACGAAAATTCGCGTCCGTGTCTTGTCGCCTGGGATAGCTACGTACCTTCCATGTTTCTCCAATTCCCGATGCTGGGCAATTTTCAATTCTGTCCCAGAAGGATTTTTATTAAGATCTATTTTCCTGGATATTATAGGGTCTTCTGCTGTTATCATAATAGGCTAATCTTTAAGGTAATACATCGTTGTGTATCCGGCTCCTTTGAGCGGTAATCCGGGAGCCCAGGTTATGGGCATACGGAATATTTCTTCGACGCCCTGCAGTGTGTGCACTCCGTCGTTCTCCGGTGCTTCTATTATCACTTCGTCATGTACGTGGAATACGATAGGGTAGCCCTTCTCCTCAAGCCGAAGGATGGTAATGGCCAGACAGTCACGGGCGATTCCCTGCACGATGTTCTCCACCAACTTGCCGCCGTAGGTCTCCTGTTGGCACCACTGCTTGGTCGTTTGGCTGACGCCCTCGTAGCAGATACTCTCCGAACCGAACCGGTTCACTCCAACGGATGGCCGGGGATAACTAAGACATCGTCCGGATGGTAGCTGTATCATCATGGCGCCCAAGGACATGAAGAACTTCAGGCCTTTTACCGATACTGGTTCTCCATAGCGAATAACCATACGCGCAGCGGCTTCCACATCCTTCCACAGCCGGACGATGGCGGGGTTTGCGTTCCGCCAGTTATCCACTATCTCACTCATTTCTTCCTCCGTAAGTCCCATACTCTCGCCGCCCATTGTCTTCATCGCACCCACGCCGCCCTGGTATCCGAGCGCCAGCTCGGCAATCTTACCTTTTTGCCGTCTGGGGTCGGTCTTGGTTATCTCATCCACTGGTACGTGGAACATCATGGATGCGGATGCCTCGTATATTTTGCCGTGTGTACGGAACACTTCAAGTCGCCACTGCTCTCCGGCCAGCCATGCTATCACGCGAGCCTCGATGGCGGAAAAGTCACAGACAAGGAATGTGCAGCCATCCTTGGCGATGAAGGCGGTACGGATAAGCTGGCTCAGCGTGTCGGGTACATTTCCGAAAAGCAGCTCTACGGCTGACAGGTCGCCAGACTTGACAAGGCTCCTCGCATAGTCGAGGTCTTCGAGATGGTTCTGTGGAAGGTTTTGCACCTGGACGAGCCGTCCGGCCCAGCGTCCTGTCCGGTTAGCTCCGTAGAACTGGAGCAACCCTCTTACCCGTCCGTCGGAGCAGGCGGTCTTGCGCATGGCCTCGTATTTTTTCGTGGATGTCTTGGCCATCTCCTGACGGATGCGCAGCATACGTTCTACCTTGTCATTGTCTGCAGACGCCAGCAGGGCAGGGAGGTCCTTCTTCGACAGCTTATCTACAGTAGTATCAGTCTCCTTCTCCAGCCATGCCTTCAGCTGCGCTACGCTGTTCGGGTTGTCCAGCCCTGAAATCTCCACGGCTTCTGCGTTGAGTCGTCCCTTATAAGCCGCGTCCATACGTATGGCCTGCGTGACGAGGTCCATGTCGACAAGCACTCCCCGGTCGTTGATGCGCTGGTCAGCTACATACAGTCGGTGCTCCGACTCGGGTATTCGATAGGCCGCCGTGATGCGCCGTATGGCCTGTTCTACCTCCACGTCACGGATGCAGTATCTCTTGAATGTCGCCCATTTGTCGGGTGCATGCTGCGGCAGATTTCGCGTACGTCCTCCGTTGACCTTAGTCGGTTTGCACGGGCATGAGAAATACCGTATCAGCGATTTTCCTTCCTGCATTTTCTGCTGCTCTAGTTTTAACACACGCCCCACAGCGTCAAGTGATAGAGGAAGTCCGAGCATTGCCGAGCGTACCATCGTGCACTCCCACTGTTCCGCGTCCATATTCAGACCAAAGAACTTGTTCAGGCAAGTACGCTCGAAGGCAGCGTTGAACGCAGTTTTGATAACATGCGGGTCTGTCAAAGCCTCCACGATACGCGGAGGAATCTCTTCGCCCTGGGCGATGTCGGTTATCAGCACCGGGCCGTCGTTGACTGAGTAGGCGAAAAGCAGGATAGTAAAGTCCTCCGCATCGGCATACCTGTACACACCGTTGGCGATGTCCTCACTGGAGTAGGTCTCTATGTCTATCCCGAGTGTGTGGATAGGCTCTCGGCTTATCTCCGCCATTACGGCGCCGAGCCGTACGGCTATGTCGTTGCAAATCCCGGAGAATGTTTTCGTGGGTTTCACGTTGTATCGTACGCTGGCAGGTGTTCCGAGAGATATTAGCTCGCTCCAGGTGTCAAGCGTGTCCTTGTAGGATGTGGCCACATTGCCCAGATAACGGAACTCCATGTCAGAACAGTTGATAGTTACGTACCGTTCATCCGTGAAAAAGTTGTCCATATACTTGCCCAGGATGAGAAAAGTTTCCGTGAGCTCTACACAGTCCTGGTCTCCGGCATCCGGCATATACCGGCGGATAACCTCCGCCGATATTTCGTGGATGCGTTTTTCCGGTATAGTAGTTCTGTAGTCCATAATCATCAGAACACAAGGTCTCCTCCGTTGGCTTCGAATGGGACTTCGATGCTGGCGAAGTCGTCTTCCGCACTGGACTTTCCACTGCCAAGAGCGTCTCCGTCCTTGGTCTTCATCACATTGTTGAGAAAGCAGCTTACACCCATGTTACCGGAGTTGATAAAGCCGGAGAAGTTGATTGATGCGTAGCCGTAGCATCCTGAGTAAAACTCTTCGGAATCCACGATGGGCTGTCTGGCTGCGTTCACCACTCCAGGACGGGTGCTGGACTTGGCGTTGAGGAAATAGCAGCCCTTGTAGGCGTCACCTCTTGATTCTCCGTCATCCTTCGGCTGGTCACCGTCCTGCAGAGGATTATGCCACTTGGCCGGACGTTTACCTCCCCACTTTTCTGTCACAGCTTTTTCGTACGCTGTCTTGATGCATTCTTTCACCATGTTAATAGTCTTCGTGTCAGATTTCGGGATAAGCAGGGTAGCGCAGTATCTTGCCGGATCGCTTTCTTTAGCTTTCCACGGTTCGAACACATGTACATAAGAGAATCTCACTGTGCCGATAACGGCTTTTGTTACGTTGTTTGTTGTTGTCATTTTAATCTGGATTTATAGTTAATAAATATTACTGATACCTTGTCAGGTCTTGTATGAGCGAAGCAGGCAGTTCTGTGCGGGCATGTAGCAGCATTAGAACCTCTTGATGCGGCATCGAATCCAAACACGCATTCCCTGCAGGGACACACATTGTTTTTGATATAATATTGCCTTGTAGGTCGTGCGAAAATCAGGCCCTTGCTGCACTTCAGTGTGGTTGTCTCATCCGGAGGAAGAAGCATGAGTTCACGAGTCAGTTCATTCTTAGTCATGGCCTCACCTCCTTAAAGTCCGCCTCTGCGCTGCTCCACTCTGGGCGGGCATCGGTCTCCGGCACCAGCGTAGGCTTTCCTGCGGGTTTGATGACGAGCCCGCCGAGCAGTTCACTGAATGTTTTCTTGGTCAGTGTCTTCTCCATGGCCGTTATGGTCTTGAGCTCCTTCGGCTTATATATCTGTTCTTCCTTGTAACCGAATCCCAGCAAGGTTTCTGCCACTTTTCCCTCGTCGGCATATTTGCGGATACTCCGGCCTTCCACCAGTTTGAAACCAGGGAACCTTTTACCCTCCAACGCAGCTTTCAGTGCGTAGTCCTCCACAGAGGTTATCCAGGTCTTGATACCTTCAGCTTCGGCCAGTACGGCGGCCACTTCCTCGTCAGACATCAGCCCTACCTCGTCGAACTCATGCCTGGCCGCCTCAATGTTCTTTTCCGCCAACGCCTTGCAGAGGGCCTTGGCACGGCAGAACCGGCAGTGGTCTCCCGGCACGAAGTCTCCTTCACCTTTGAAAGCCATGGCTGCTCTCGGGGCAAGGTAGTCTTTTGCCCAGGATTTAATCTCAGGCACGTCAGCTTCCCATTCCGACACGTTCCCGAGACGGGGCTGATAGATTATCATCCGGACTTTATCGATGCCATACAGAAGCTCATATCGCCTCAGTGTACCCAGGGCGTACAACATCATTTGCTTGTTCTCAACAGCCGATACTTTTACTCCCTTACCGTACTTCAAGTCGATAACGGTCAGTGTGCCATCAGCGATGATGACCGCATCTCCGGTGCCGAAACCATCGGGCACATACTCAGTCAGGTCTATCTTTTCTTCAATACGGAGTACTGCATCAGGTGTTTCCTTACGGATCCTGCAGAACTCCTCCCAGACGAAAGCTGCATATTCGTCCGCATAGTCTTCAAGCTCGATGGAGTAGAATTCTTCGTTCCGCAAATTTTCCAACCTATCTGACACCTCCTTTGATGCATTCTCTCCCAGTATGAGTCCAAGAAGGAATGTTTCGCCAAAGGCATGAGCCAGTGTCCCTTCTTTGGCAAAGTCTCCGGCATTGTCAGGAAAGCGTTCCTCCAGTCTGGCACTGGGAGTACAGGCCAGCCACCGGCTGGCTGCACTCGGTGATAATACTGTATGTCCCATCATCCCAGCGCTTTAATTTTTTCAAGGAATTCCGATCTCTTTTCCTGCGGTACGTCCGTGGTACGGTTGGTCGTAATTCCGAAGGAGTTCAGGATATCGATGATAGCCTGTTGACCATGTTTTTGTACAGCCGGACCTATTACCTTGCGCATGTCCGCATCACTTATTTTGTCATCCTTTTTACTCTCGGGCTGCGGCGTAGGATCCGGAGAAGGTGCAGGCTGTGGAGTTGGAGTAGGGGATTTAGTTGCAGAATTATCGTCTGCAAGAGAAGGCACATAAGTTCCTGCTTCTTGATTACTACGTGAGCCAGTAATGGCTGAGATGGCTGCCAAAAGGGCAGGTGTAGCGTCAATAGCTACGGTGATTTTGCTTACATTGATGTTCAGTTCCATAATCATTAATTTTATAAGGTTCTTGATTCAATTGCTTTTTTGATGCTGCCAAGGATAAGCAGGGTGGTGGATAGATAATTCTGAATCTCTCCCACGCTGACCCCGCCATCCAGGCATGTAAGTAATTGCAGGATTCCATCGTATGCATCCAGAAGCGTTCCTTCCGGACTGGGAGCTATCATCTGGTTCTCGAGGAGTTCAACCAGCTCCTTGAAGCAGTACTCGGGTAATTTCTTTTCTTCCATATCTGTATGAGTTAAAGATTCCTGAAAAAGTCCCGGCCCGTCAGACCGGGACAAAATGAGTTAAAGTATAAGTATGATGTATAGCGCATCACTGCGGTAGTTTCTTCTCCATTGCCTGCACGTATCGCATCACATCGTATGCACTCTCTGTAGTGTCTGCAGGTTCAATATCCTGTTCTTCCTCTGTACGTTGGAAGTGTGTGGCATCCTGGTAGTCGCATGTTCCGGCTATCGCCATAATTACCATCATTCCGAGGCATAAAAGTGCCCCCTTAGTCATATCATTCAGTTTCATAGATTCAGATAATATTCGGTTAATTCTCTTTTACTGTAGTACACGCATCCGTCTTTCTTGTGGGATGGTATCTGTGTCTTAGACCTCCGCTGCTGCAAGGCGTTCAGGCTTATGCCTAAGTATTCAGCCGCCTGCTTGGGAGTCATCAGCTCGTCTGTCATCTGCAGCACCTGTTCTGCCACCTTTGCTGCCAGCCTGTTTATGTCCGAACTTGTCATCATAATTTTTACTCCTTTCTCACTGACTGACTCCCCGGCTGCGAACAAGTATTAACTGTGCCACATCATAGGGGAGCTCAATCAAAACGGTATTATTCTTTTCCATACCAAAAAATCAAAAGCCCGAATCCAGATAGGCATCCTAATGTGGCTGTTTGATGCTTTCTCCGAATCCAGGCTTTAAACCTATTATCCAATTACCAAAAGTCCTTTTTCACCGCCATAACAGCCACGAAACAGCGGATTTTCATACATTTATTTTGGTGATAAAAAGGAAGTTGCTATATTTGCTGTTGATGATTGATTGAAGGTTACGGCAATACCGCAACCGCCTTTTTTACACCCGTAACCGACCGTTGTTGATTACGAGTACAAACATAAAGAAAAATGTTTATACTAATCAATACAATAAAGAGTTTTCTTTATTGTATTTAATTATTTTAACTATGATAGACGGCTTTTTGTTAAGAGAAAGATTGAAAAGTAAAGGAATCACTTTATCTAAATTGTCTGAGCAATTAAACCTTTCTCCTCAGGCGTTGAATAGTAGGCTTAATGCTAAAGATTTGGGTATCAATTTTATAAATGATATTCAGAATGCTACAGGATTGATATTAATAGATGAACCAGAAATAAATCTTCATACAGATCTTGGAAAGAAAATCCTTGATTCCATAAGAAATGGCCTCAACAATAATGAGTCGTCTCCTTGTATTACTAAACCACGTATCCCTTATACTGCTGCTGCCGGATCTATTACTAATGCGGTAGAAGGAATAAGTGAATCACAATGCGAACAGGTTCCTGTAGTGCCAACATTCCCCAGCTACGATTTTACTATAATCGTAAAAGGAGACAGCATGGAGCCAAAAATAGAAGGAGGGGATGAAGTAGCATGTAAGCGTGTAGATTCCACATCTTTCATCCAGTGGGGAAAGGTACATGTTCTTGATACAGCTCAGGGAGTTGTTATAAAGAGAATCTATGAAGATGGAGATAAGATAAAATGTGTATCGTACAATCCTGAATACCCTCCATTCTCTATTGAAAAATCTGAAATTTACTCTATCAGTTTAGTTGTTGGGCTTTTAAGAATCTGATGATATGAAGAAATTTCTTTCTTTTCTTTTATGCTTCTTTCTTTTTTCCGTTTCTTTCTCACAAGTAAAGGTTTCTACCTATACAATTAAAGATTGTAACTTGCTTTCTGGATATAATGGTAAGTCGTTTACTGAGTTCACTCCTATAAAAGAAAAAACTCCGCTTGAGATAGTAGGTAAATGGAGTACTGCAATAT